AATTACCTACAGCAACATCAGCAAAAGCATCTGTAAGCAAATCAGCAGACATATCTAATTGTTGACCTACTAAATCCTTAAGTCTAAATGCACGAATATACTCACCTGCAACTACCTTATATTCATCAGTATTGATAATTTCAGGTTTATCAATGATATTAAACATTACATAGATATCACCTAATTTTGCAGTTGCTAAGTCAGGAACAATTACTTGGGTATCAGAAACTACGTTAAATTGATAACCATTATATGTATTAGCAATTGCAACTACATTAGGTTTGTTAGGAACTTTAAGAAAATTTGAATCATGAAACTTGAATAAACTCATAATAAATAACCTCCTATTATTTTTATATTTTAATTTAAATTATTAATATCTAATGATATTATATATTTACTTTCTTCAAACTTAGTTAAAGAAAGAAGGGATGCTACCTGGAATTCTTTTAATATCTTTTTCTTTAATTGCAATAAACATATCATTCTTAGTATTAACTTCTACAGATGCATCTTTAGCAATCATTTCTTTAAATTTCTTTGCACATAATTCTGCTTCTGCTTTCTTCAACCCATCCAAATCAACAGTATCTACAAATGATTTGAGCGAATTAACTTCTGCTTCTTCAAAACCATTCTTAGTAATTTCAGTTTCAAAATAAGCATTAACTTCTGCAATTTTTGCTTCTGATTCCAATTTTGTTTTCTCTTCTCTAAAAGAATTAACTTCTACAATAAGAGATTCTTTTTCAGTTTTCTCAGATTCAAGTAGTTTATTAACCTCTACGATAGTGGTATTTAACTCAATTACTTTACTATCTAATTCTAGAGTTTTTTCAGTAAGAGTATTGACTTCTGTTGCTTTTTCTTCTAAAGATTTAGATAAAGTGTTGACCTCTAACTCCTTTGCTTCCAAAGATTTAGTTAATGAATTAATTTCATTAATTTTATCTTCGATTTTTTGGTTAAGTTCTAATACAATTTTTTCATCCATTTTGTTATTTTCCTCCTTTGTAATATTATTTAATATATTAATCAGTGACTTATTAACTTCTACAGATTGTTCGCCATTTACTGGTTCCCATGATTCTTCTACTTTTATAATGTCACCGATAATAACCTTTGAATTTTCAATAGAGTATGAACTTTTATAATACTCACCTACTTTACTCCAACTCTTCATTACAAAAGTTGAATTAGTTGGATAAAACTTATGAATATAATAATAGTGATATTCTTCATTTTCTATGTTATTAATTTTCTTATTAAAAGAATTTTCCACTAAAGTCGCAATGTCATCAATATTCATTTCATTTATCTCAATGATAATACTGTTGTTATTTTCTGGCAAAATATTATCCTCCTTTCCTGTAGTTACTTTAGTATTTAATTTAGTATTTAATTCAAGCATAAGAGCAGACTTATCAGATGGTTCAACTCCAATAACTAAAGCATGTCCTGAATACTGATATGTCTGGGGAATTCTGCCATATTCTTTCCATCCACCATCATAGATAATTTTAGTATTACCTTTTGATTTATCTGCACATATCTCTACTGAACTTTCAACTGGTTCACCATTATCATATTGTTCCTGCAAGTAAGTAACTAATTCTGGAAATCGTTGATCAAATATATATCCTTTTGCTACAAGTCCCGTAATTATTTTACCATTTACCTCTATATTTTCATCAATAAATGCATCTTCAAATGCTCCTACAACTAAACTATCTTGAAATGTTATCTTACCATCTTTAGCATTTAATTCTCCATGAGCACCAAAAGGTATAGAATTATCATCATCTAAAAATTGTGCTACTATAGGCATTGTTTTTACACTGTCTATATTTTCTTCAACATATTCCTTTTTCCAACTTATACCATTAGAATTGTATTTTTTATCAGAATCATATATTTCATGCAATACAAATTTACAAGGAGTTCTTCCGGCTTTTGATGTTTTTTTAGATATTTCTATTACACTATTTTTCGTTCTTCTCACCTCCTTTAAAATATTAGAAATTAAACATACTTCCAATGTAATTTTGTCCCATCTTCTAATTTACCACAAGTTTTTTGTCTACCCTCACAACAATCTGCAATATGACTAGAACCATTAATTACATTTCTTTTTGCCTCAGAAATTGAATTATATATCACTCCTGTTTCTATACACAAAACCTTTTTAGATATACTTTTTATAGATTTAATTAACATATTTTTTAAATTTTTTATTCTTTCATTCTCTGCGTTATAATCACACCAATTCAAAATTGAACCTTGTTTAAGATATTTCCTTATAGTATCTCTTGATAATTTAGTTAATTTAATTATTTCATTTATATTTTTAATTCCACTATTCCAATGATCACAAATAACTTTAACTAAACTATTACATGCGTATTCATGACATTTTAACCAGTCTATATCTAATTCCTGAAAATTTAATAATTGTGGTAGTTCACTATTCATAATACTATTTTTTATATATTGTAATTCTGATTTATCACAATCAATTCTAATTATTTTTATATCATGTTCTTTACACAGTCTATCTTTTTCATCATCAATAAATTTACTTTCTTCCTTAGTTCGACCAGTCATTTTATTGTCTTTTGTATGGAATCCACCATCCATTTCAATTCCATACTCTTTGCTATTTAATTCAAAATAGAAATCTAAAAAACCGTTCCTTAATTTCCTTTTAAATTTATACATCAACCAATTAAAGGTTTTTTCTGTCTCAAAATCTTTAATGTTATTTAAATTTTTTATTTGCTCAAAAAAAGTAAAACCAAATTTATTTGGATAACTAACTCCATCGCTACATTTAGAACACGAAAGTCCTTTTGAACAATAGTCACTTATTTTTTTATTCTTAATAATATTACCGCAACAATTACATTTCCAATCCACTCTTTTTTCGCTGTGTTGAGTATATTTATATCCATCTTTTGGATCAGCAAGTAATTTTGCTAATTTTGGATTTGTTGCCCACATATCATTAAATCCAATTAATATTTTTTGATTGGCACAATAAGGACAACCTCTATTCTCAATTAAACTATGTGCTATCGGACTCCATTCACCTGTACAATTTAAACATTTCACTTTTATATTGTCTATTGAACCAACATATTTACCAATAACTTCAATGTTAGGATTTATATATTTTACTTCTTTAACAAATTGTTCATGAGTTTTCTTTGTCTACTCATTACACTATCATTCCTTTCTAATGATTTATTTTCATCATTACATCCCTTTCATAATTTAAAATTAAACAATAAAAGAAGGAGAGCGAAAGGTACTCTCCTTGTCAATAAGGTTAATTACTCCTTATTTATCTTTTATAAAATTATCTATATTATTATCATTATATTATTAATCTGTACTTTGCTTTTTCTGTTTATTACTCCCTAAATTCCTCTGAATTTGACCTCCTGGTTTAAGATCTTCAGTTTTTTTCAATGGTGCTCCACCTTTATTATCACTGGAAGAAATTGTATTAGCCGACTGATGGACAGGATATTTTTCTTCATACCCTAATTCAATTTCCTCATCTAGACAACTAAAATAATCGTCTACATCGAGTCCAGCGCAAGCTACTAAATATCGTCTACTTCCTCCAATCAATGTATATAATTTTTCTGCTTTCTCAAACATATCATCCTTATTTAACCAAGAAATAGGCAAATACTTAATATCTATGTAATCTTTAGGTCTTATATTTAATAACTCATTAATAACTCTTGTATATTCTCTGGCTATTTCATTTACTGATTGAAATACTTGTGAAGATACTAAATCTAAATTTACTGCTAAATTTGCATATGAACTTCCACCACTTGATTCTGCATTTAATGCACTACTAGCAAAACCTAAACTTGTACTTATCTTCTTTATATTTTCATCACTTAAAGTATCGACAATTAAAGAAGAGTCTTTACTTAATCTATCAATTTTTGTACCTGGAGCAAGAGACAAAGTTGAAATTTTAGCAGTATTACCGTTTGTATTAACTTTAACAGCATTTTTAAATGCTTCTATTATATTATCTTGTTGTGTTTTATTTAAACTGCAAGAACCTGCTTTTTCTCCTTCTGGGAGAATAAGGAAATATATACTACTAGCTAATTCACTAATTAGTTGATATTGACTATCATCATAATCTCCACTTAATTTCATATCTTTAAAAGCTGATAATCCTAGAGGTCTACCATATGGTTCATCCTCTTTTGCTTTAGATTTTAATGCAATTGTTTTTCTATAATCAAGAATAAACCATCTTTTACTAACATCTTTTTTATAATCCATATATGCTTTTATAAAATCTTTAGGATAATTTTTAATTTCATTTATTAATCCACCATATTTAAATTGATCAAAATACATCATATCAAATGCTGCAATAGATATATTATTTTGAAATCCAATTATTTTACAATAATCTAAATCTAAAGGTTGTATCATAAAATTATCATCTAATGATAATCCTTCAATTCTATCAATTGAATCTACTATTACTGCACCAGTATCAATTTTTTTATTATTCGCTGTTGTATCTCTCAATATACCAATATATGTTCCATAGATATATAAATTTCTTAATATATCTCTTGTTGATCTATCATGATTTAAAAGTTTTAATAATAAATTAAATTTTTTCTTTTTTTCTTTAAATTTATCTGTTTTATTTCTCATAGTTGTTATATGAGATAATGTTGGTATAGCAATCATATAATCTACTATATTACTATAAATTCCTTGTTCATTATATGCTTGTTCAGATATAGTCCTTAAAATTTCATTATATATCATAGGATATTTTACATATTGTTTTAAATCACTCATTGATATATTGTCAGTATCTAATCTTCCTAATGAAAAAGAACTATAAGAAAGTGAATTTAATTCTATTTCATTAGAATTAGAGAGTGGGGGAGATGTATCAGTAAATTGAGTGTTTTGATTATTTGTTTCTATTTGTTGTTGCTGTTGAATTTGTTGCTGAATTTGTGATTGAGGATCTTCTTTTTGTTTTTTTGGCAATTAAATAAAATCCTCCTTTCTGTGTTTAATTTTTATTTATGATTTAAATTTAAGATTTAATTTATTTATTGTTTTAAATAAATATTGATTGACATTTATTCTTGACATTTATATTAATAATGTGTTATTATGAAAATGAAAATACGAAATCATAATCTGAATCATCTTCTTCTCGTTCTAAAAATAAAGAAATGTAAAATAATGGATACACTAACGCCGAATAACGATCCTTATCGAGTCTTTTTATAACTGGTTCAACAGTTATAGTTGTTTGTGTTTTTTTTAATTTTAAATTTGCAACTTCATCAATTAAAAATTGTACTTGAATACAAGCCATTTCAATATTATGCAAATAATCTTCTTTTAAATCTTTTGGCAAATTATCTTTAATATCATCAAATGTTTTAATTAATTTTAATGTATTAGATTCAACATAATTAATAAATGTTCTAATAATATCTCCATTGATTCCCTGTGATTTTAAAACATAGAGAATCTTTGGTGCATTAGAAGATTTAGACTTATCTTCTGTATTAATAGTTGCCCAAGCACCATATTCTTGATTTGTTTCAAAATCAGTAACATCCTCAAGTAATTTTTCTACCAATCCTTGTCCAATTGTATTCCCATCAATTACGACAGCTTTAACTCTTGATTTTATTAAATCTAAATTACCACCATATTTATAAAAAACTCTTTTAACTATAATTGATTGCTCTTCATAGTTTAATCCATTAGGTGGATTTATTATATTATGTAATTGTATCTGTCTAATAGAGCCACTTGTATTTCTTATAATTTTTAAAACAACTATTGACGTTTTATTATTACTTTCAGAGTTACTTCTAGCAACGTCTATTCCAATTACATATTCACATAAATCAAAATTACCTTTTTTATCTCTTGGACATTCTAATTCTGGTGGGCTTACAACTCTTGCTTTGATTAATTTACTAATATTTATTAACGCCCCATCTGACACCCCGATCCAATCACAAAGATAATTCTGACGAAAACGAATAACATTATTTTTTCTTGATTTATCAATCACTGATTTCTTTTGTCTACCAAAATGAACAGGAATAAACCAATCTGAACCAAATACAAATGAACCTTTTAAATCAATCATATCTCTAGACATCTTTAATATTTTTTCATATTCATCTGAATTTTTATATCCAGATGTTGAAAATCTATTAATTTGTCCATTTAACTCTTCTGGGTCTGTTTCTCCTGTCATAGTAGTTCGTGCAATATTAAAAATAGGTTCAATAGCATCATCATATGTTTCTTTATCAATTAATGCTGATTCTTCAAGCCCACCTCTTCTTCTACGAAGACCTTTACTAGTTTGAGCATTAGCAAGACTATCCACAATACTTCCATTTACAAACTCAACTTTACCAGTATCTTTTGTAAAATTTGCAGACCTAATATTTTCAGCAAAAGAAGGATAAAATCTTAATATCTCATCATGTTTATCTTTCCATATTTTAACAGCAGATTCTTTTGTTGATGCTGTCACAGAAGTATTAATATTAGGGAAACAGCAAGCAGTATGATATTGATTCATAATGTGTAAAAGGGTTTTTGAAATTCCTCTTGGAGCACAAAAATAATCTTCTTGAAAACGAGATATTAATCTAAGCATTACTCTTTGATGAAGATCAAATGTTAATCCACCAGTTTCTGGTTTATACATATCCCAAAAAATATCAGGCATCCACCTAAGAAATGAACATAATTCTGTAAATTCTGTAATATGTTTAGTTATTATTGAAGAATTATATTCTGATACTTTTACAGGAGATTCAAAAGATGGTTCATATATATCATATCTATCTTTTTCATGCTTTTTATTTTTAGATTCAAAATTAGAAAAACTTGCCATTATATATCACTTTCCTCATAAATAGGTTCTCTGTAAACTTTCCCTAAATCTCTAAAAACATTATTTCTTTTTATTTTTTCATTCTGTATTGCTTCTTCATTGTATCCTTGTTGCATAAAAAATTCATTAAGCATTTCATCATAAAAATTCCAAATATCTCTATATTGAATTCTTGGTTTATCTTCTAACCTACGAATATAATTTACAACACACCAAATAATCAAATCTGCATCATCATAAGGTTGTTCTTTAAGATATGGTAGAGTAGGTATAATTCCAATTTCCGATTCAACTGCTTCAAATAACTGTGGAAGTAATTCAACACCACCACTAATATCAGATTTTGATAATTGAGAAACATTTAATTTAGCATCTTTTGCAGAAGTAGAAGCTAAACTTGCCCATTCTTTTGCTTCTTTTACATCGCCTTTAGCAGTTGCTAATTCTTCTTTTACTCTAAATCTAATGTATGTTATTAATCCTTCTGTATGTAATGATGTTTTCTCTCCATAATTATCTATGAGTTTTTTCCATTTTTTTTCAAAATAATAATACTCCTCATTAGAGTATCCATATCCCCATTTATCAATAATTTTATCTGTAATTGTAAAATTATCAAGATTTGAGTTAGAATAATTTGTGTTATCATCGTCTTCATGTACTATTTCAAATACAGAATCTACCCAAGTTAATTTTTTATATTGGGGAAGTGAATTGATATTTTTAAAAAAATTCCCAATTGCATCTCCTTCACCATTTTTTTCTTTATCTGCTTGATTATAAGCAGATTGCAGAACGTCATGTATATATGGTTTATCAATTTCTTTTAAAACATTTTTAAATTTTTCAATATCTATATTACCATTGCTATCTACAGACATATTTTTTAGACAAATTTTACAGTATGGCACTTTACCTGTACCTGCATGGAAAACGCTAGATGAATTATAGAATTCAGTTGGTTTCTTAGGCAATCCACAAGATGCACAAGTTATTGATTCAATTTGTGGTTTCTTTTTTTGTTGTAGTTTTTGTTTTCTATTATTTACTGGAGGCAATTATTTCACTCCTTACACAACATTTTTCCATGTTTTAAAATTTTTTATATCTCTAATAGTTGCTTCAGTAACTTTAAATGTGTTTGCTAATTCTTTAATAGATATATTATTTACTAACATTATTCTTATTTGTTGTACTTTTTCTTTATTTAACTTCTGACCTCCTAATTTTTGTTCAAAATTTATATCTAAATCTGATAAAATATATTTAAATTTTCTTTTATAAACAATATCATATACATAACTAATTTTTACATTATATTTTTCCGAAATATCTTTTGGATGTATACCATTAGATAAATCAATTTTTAAATTATAAACTTGATTTTCTGATAATATACAATTATTATTATTTTGTATTCTTATGTCATTTCTAATTCTACCTTTATTTGCTTTTGAAATTTTTATTTTTGTTTCTTCTGATATTTTATGAGTTGTACCTAAAGGACTTTCTGCTTTAGGACGCATATTATAACCATAAATATCATTATATGAATTATAATAATCCATCCAATATTGTTCACGTTCAATTAAATTTTCTTTATTATCAATATATTCTATTATCTCAAATTCAAAGCTACCTTCCCCATATCTATTCCAAGATCTCTGCAAATGAATAGAATGATGATTACCTCTTCTCAATCTATTTATATGATTATTTTTTCTTGTTTTTAAATTAATTGCACTACCTATGTATACTTTGCCATTAATTTTATTAATAATTCTATAAACACCTAATAATTGATTATCTTTTTCATCTATAATTTTATATTCAGATTTATATGTATAATTATATTTTTGTTGTGAATCTTTAGAAAATATATTTTTAGTAGTAATTTCTTTTATCTTACGAGTTTTAGCATGTGCTTCTGCCGATTTTTTACCTTTACAATTATCACAACAATCTTTAGTAATTATATTATTTCTCCTTGAATTGTGTTGATGAAATGTTTTAGAGAATACTTTTCCACAATAATCACATTTAACCTCTACCATTGCTAAACATCCATTACTTAAATCTTCAACTTTTGCAATAAATTTATCTCCATAATTAGTAAATGGGTATCCTTTATTAATATAATGTTTTTTAGTTTTTATATACCAAGTTAATTCAACTTCTTTTGTTTCCAATGACATTAATACCAACCTCCTGTAATTTTATTCTCCTGTGTACCCATTACATATAAAAAATAAAAAAGAGAATACACACAGGAGAATAGGGAGCTACCCTAAAATCGTATTCTCTAAAATAAAGTTATTTAAATTTATTAATTTATAAATCCTACATCTCAACAAACTCAATACAATAATTATCTTCTTCTAATCTACCATCTCTTTTTGCCATATCAAATAAAATTGTCTTACCACAAATCACATTGTTATATATTTCTCTATCAATTTCAGTATCTACCACAGCAAAATGACATTTATAACCTCTTGCGTTGTCACTAGCATAAATAAATTGTATTAAACTACCATTATAAAATTCAATATCTAAATTATCTTTTGATTTTCTTATATTTTTTATATCTTTTAAAAACATTTTAAATTGTTTTTCATCAATCATATTCTGAAATTGCTTAATTTTATGTTTTCCACTATGATAAAAAATCACCTTAATTTTATCATTCTCTATACACTTAAATAAATACTTATAAAATGTACCATGTATTATTTCATATTTAGAATTTCTTTTAGCAATATCATATTTTTCATTATTATTTATTGTATCATCCTCTAATTCAGATGATATACTCATTGGGTAAAAATAAAACATCAATAAACAATTTAATCTAGTTTTACCAATAGTCTCATCTAAACGACCCAAAACAATATTACCCAATCTTATTTTTACTTCAAGATTATTAATTTCATCAATTAATTTACATGTTTCTTTATGATATTCTATTATATTTGATAAACCTAAAAATGGTTTAATATAAGTAGTTTTAGCTAATTCAGGTGTTTGTAAAAATCTTAAAACTCCATTATTTAAATCATTTATTATTTCATTAATATTTATAAATTGATTAATATTATTTCCATCTAATGATTTAATTTGTATATTATCTTGTTTAATATTAATTTCAAATGTTTCAATAAAACCTATTCCTAAACCTCGGTTATCAGCTAAAATAATTCGTATCCCAAATTCAGTACATAACCAATATGCTTCATCTACAAGTTCAGAAATTGTTTTATTCTCAAATGTTTTAACTACTAAAATATCTTTACTATTTCCTTGATTATTAATTGCCATCATAGAAGTTAAATTATTACCAACATCTACAATTAAATAATCACACTTACGATTATTTGACATAGTTAATACTCTGTTCTTGTTTAATAATACTTTTGGAATAAATTTTCTGTCCGAATTAAAATTTTTATAACTTGACATATTATCTCTCCTTTTCATGGTAGGACATGACCCAATATTTTTAGTGGTAAGACACTACCTATATCACAACAAAATCTCACATTTATACTAACTAAAACACAAGAAAACCTAATAAAAATTTAGTAGGTTTAATCTATTTTACTCATCAAATTTATTTTTATGAGAAGTATTACTTATTATTTTCCATTTATTATGATTTCTTATACTACCTTCATGATTTTGTTCCCATACTGCAATTTCTCTACTTATTTTATCTTTACCATCAAGACAACTTTTATATTCTATATCATACTCAGAATACATTAACTGCCAATCATACTTTTTGATTAAATCTAATGTTTCTCTTAATGATTTTAATGTTGCAATATATCCATTCATTTCATTATTATTTCTAAATCTCGTAAGTCTATCATTCAAATATTTTGCTTCTTGTTTAAGATTTGCCACTATGTCATCATAAAAATTGTTATCATTTTTATATACTAACTCGCAAGTCTTATGCTTTAAATTTTCATCAATAGATATTGGAATGCCTTTATAATAATATATATCATCTTTCATAATTATATTTGGAAAATCTACTAATTCTTCAAAGAATTCTTTATCACATATTATTTTCATTACATTTTTTAAATCTCTTCCTCTAAAATTATCTATATTCATATTTATACCTCCACAGTGGTAAGTCACTACCTATATTTTTATGCATTTTTTAATGCACAATAAAATCTACTAATTAATAATTAAACTAACTAGTAGATTTAATCTACATTAAAATATAAAATATATATTATTCTTCCAATGCTTCATCCATCAACTCACGTATAAATCCCCTATGATCTCTCCATCCAATTTCCTTACCTAACACAAACAATTCATATAAAACATTTTTTACACATGAATCACAATCTAAATTTTCTATTTTATCATAAAAATTTTCAATAATACTAATATCCATACATATTTGTTTATCTTCACATTCATTACATTCATCTTCTAATTCTTTACCAATTATATCAAATTCATCCTCATTATAATCTGGAATAAAAATATCCGCAAATTCATCCAAGATAGATTTAATAGAATTTTTATTACCATTTGTTTCTTGAATCCTACATGTAAACAATTCTAACAATTCTCTGTAATCAAATTCTTCTACTTTACATTCTTCATAATTTTCACAACATTCATTCTCACAATCACAAAAATCATTACAACATTCATCACAATTCATATATTTACAATCATTATCACAACTTTCATATTTCTTTTTATCTTTGTATTTACATTCATCACATTCACAAACTTCATCGTCATTGTATTGATAAGGATTATCTTTTACTAATTCTTTCTCTTTATATTCTAATTTCGCCTTATTTTTCAATTTCTTATCTTCAGCATCCTTTTCTCTTTCTAAATAGAAATAATATTCATCACAATCTACTGGATTGCTATTAATATAAAATTCTTCTAAAAATTTTCCAGTTTCAGAATCATAGATTGCCTTTGCTTCAAATAAATTCATGGTTAAATATTCTCCTTTAAATTTATATTATTGTATTATTAATATATTTTATAATTTAAATAATCTCATCAATAAATCCATACTCTAAAGCCTTTTCTCCAAGACAATAAGTTTCATTCCTTCTAATTTTCTTTAATTCTTCTTTAGAAACATTGGTTCTACTAAGAATTAATTCAACAATCTTATTATCAACTTCACCTTTATAAAATTCCATTACATCTTCAACTTCAGAAGCGTTGCCACCTATGCTATAACTTCCTTTATGAAGCAAGAAAATAGAATTTTTACTTGCAGTTCTATATTTATAAGCAATAGTTAAATATAATGCTGCCGAAGCTGCCACAGATAGAACTTTAGCATGAATAGGAATACGTGATTCTTGAATTAAATTAATCATATATAATCCAACATCTGCATTGCCACCGTATGAATTAACCCAAATTGTGATTGGTTTTAATTTATCTTCAGGCAAATCTTGTTCTTCAATATTTTTAATTAAAATAGGTGTTGCTATATAGTCAATTGCATTTTCATCAATTTCTCCATTTAAATAAAGAATTCGTTGTTTCCAAAGTTGTTTATACAAATCATCATAAATTCCATCAGTAGATAAAGATTTAAAATCTAAAATTAATTCAGACATAATATATACCTCACAATTATATTATTAATATATTAAATTAATTAAACTTAACTTCATTCACATATTTTTTACCATAATCTTTATGTATAGTAAACATTAATGCACCAGATTTTGAAGTCTTTTTAATAGTATTGGAATATTCATTAATTCCCATTAATGAACGTACTTGAATAATTTCTTTTCCATTTGCTACTTCTATTTCATTTTTACAATGTAAATGTCCAACTAACATATAATTAATTTTAATACCATAAGTATCTTCATATTCTTTTATACTATTTTTAATATTTTTCTCATTATTTCCATGTGCAGTTAATATATCAAATCCATTTACATTAAAATAATTTAAACCATTCAAACTTTTATGTATTTTAATATTTGGATTATTTCTTAACATTCTTTGAATTGCTCTAGAATATATTTTTTCTAAATTTTCGTGTGGAAAATCACCTTTGGAACCAGTAATTATCCTGAGTTCACTATGATTTCCTTCCGAAGTATAAAAATCTATACTTATATGTTCACTTAAATTTTCTAACCAATCTGATATAAATTCTGCATAATCCATAATATCATCAACAATATTTCCTTTAAGAGATTTTAATTGACTAAGATGCAAAATTCCTTCAATACTATCACCTAAATCTATAATACTAACATTTTTGCAATTATTAATTTCACAAAAACTTAATAATTCATCTCTTAATTTCCACATTCTTTCCATGAATACTTCAGGATTATATTTATTTAAAATTTCATTGTTAAAACCACGGATATCAAAATCAACTCCGTAGTGACAATCAGCAAAACTACAAATTATTTTAGTTTCATTATTATCATTATTTATTGATTTAGGAATATTTCTAGGTTTCTTTTTTATTAGTTTATCAATTGATTCATCAATTCTTTCAAAGAATAACTCTAATCTTGATTGTTCTCTTAATAAACTATTATATTCATTCTTTTCATCTCTGAGTTTTTGTCTTTCTTTATATATTTCCCTTTGAGTAATTTCCAACTCATTCAATACCTTATCATCACTAACATTCTCACTAATCATCTTATCCTTCAAATACTTATAAATTGCTAAACCACCATACTCTTTAGGTTGTAATGCTTTTCTTAAAGAATCATAATGACAATCGAAACCACAATATTCCGCTATGTCACTCCAATCTAAATCATCTGGTTTTTCTTCAATTTTTATTTCTGCTAAACGTAGAAGATATGGTATTGTATCTTCATTTTCTTTTTGTTTGTATCGTTCCATATTACCACTCACAATCTAGTAGGGTAGGGGAGAGGTAGAATAATCGACCATTATTCTTTTTAATTTATTAATTCATTACAAATTAAATCACTGACGTACAATCCCAACCAATTGTAGTCTCATCCCAAAAAGTATAGATAGTATGGATACTCTCTATACAAAAAACACACCGTTTTTGAACATGATAATTTATATTAAGAATCTATAATTAATTAACTAATTTTCTTTCTTAAATCATCAAATTCACCTGATTTATATCTTTGTATGTATTCTTCTAATTGTTCTTTAGTGTTATTATATGTACCATAAATATTATGGAAAGAACCATACTTATTAGGATTATGGCAATTATCACATAATGACATTCCATTTTCTGTGTCAAAACGTAATTCAGGATAGTCACTAAAATTTAATATATGATGAGCATTTAAATTTCCACCTTTATTATCACCACAACATTGACAGGTATAATTATCTTTTTGATAAACTTTATTTCTCCATTCTTTGTATTCATTTGTTTGCATTATAATACTTCTTTCTGAAGAAATACCACCTTTCCAATTACTATGTCTTATGCCACCAATTTCTTCCTTTTGTGTTCTCAAATTAATATTATGTTTATATAATATACTTGAAATAGTAGTATGAGTTGTATTTAATACTAATGCAATTTTAGAACAACTTAATTGTTTATTTATATATAAATTAATAACTTCGTTTTCATCTAAATTTAATTTTAATTTAATTTGTTCTGATATATCTCTGATATTTATATTATTATTTAACAATATTCTTTTTATTTTATTAATAGAAACATTGAATTTTTCAGCTATTTGTGTCATAGATAAATTATCTTTTAAATATAAATTAACAATATAATTTTCATCTAAAGTTGAAGTTTTCCATTCATTAGGTATTAATTTGCTTATTGTTTTCCAATGAACAGAATATATTAAAGCAATTTGCTTAATCAATAAACATTTATTACAATAATAATCATATAATTCATTTAAATCTATATCTGTTTTCAACCTATGTAATTTAAGTCTATTTGCTTTTACATATATACTAGTTATATTTCTATTAGGTAATAATTCTAATAATATATACATTGGTGAAATTGAATAATTATCGTATAATATATTAATCTCATCAATAC